AAATGACTAATCGACACTACACCAACATCACCTCCCAAGATAGGGACGAGGTGAAAGAGGGACGGAAACCTGATGGGCTAGATTGCCCAAGGGAGACCGTAAACATCTCTTTACCTCATTCTGGGAATGGTGGAAATGGACGTCAACCTGATAAGCACAGTTGCTTAAGGGAAGACGGATTCATGTTTTCACCAAACCCTATCTTGAGAGTTCTAGATGGGATGAGACTCGCTCTGACCGGAGAAAGCTCCGGGCGGAAGACCGAGAGGACTTTTCGCGTTGATCATGCTACTTCTCTTCTTTTAGAGAAGTGTGCTGATCAACTCGGAATCCTCAAAGTCGAGCCAATGGAAAGGCGTGTTAAGCAAACAATGCGTTTTAAGCTTAACGGGGGCAATCCGACCCCTAGGGAATATGAGTGGCAATGGTCGATTGAACAACCATCTTTCGATCTTGCGGTACCAGCAGCTCTTTCAGAGCTGGAAGTTCTAGTGGACTTCTACCCGAAAATACTCACTTTCCCTTTTGATGTGACCTTGGATTTCTTTAAAAAAATATCCAAGTTTCCCCGTGAAAAATTCATCAAATACTTCAAGTACCACACCGTGTGGCCTATGGCAAAATACCTTGGGTCTGGAGAGGATTTCTCTAACCCTTTGCCCCAACGTCCCGATGGTTTTGTTCTTCATCCATTAATCTGGGGTGGACCAATCAAACGTCTTCTTAAAACTCGTCTTGTTGCGAGTGATAGGAAAACAACTCGATTGTTTGCGTCCATCCTCCAGGGAGTGAAGCGAGGTTGCGCTCAGGCGGACCCCGAAATGATAATTTCATCATTCGAAAAACATCGTGAGGCTTTGTCGCAAGATGGCACTGTACAAGACAGTGAGCTTCAGGAATTAGTACCATACGCTAAACGGTTTTGGGAATCCTATCAGCAGGGAAAAATAAGAAAGGTTTTTGAAGCATCGTCCTCCGCGAGTACCCAATTAGGTATCGGAGGTGGTGGAGC